TCCTACGCAACAATTACGCAATATTCGCACGTCGGCTTGGAAAAGCCGGCCGATTTCATTATTTCCGAAACCGACCCGAACGGGGGGAAAAAATGATCCCGCGCGGCGAAGCTCATATCCTGCTCGAGCTCTTGGCAGTAATATCTTTCATCTCTGTTCTGCTCGGCTGGCTGGCCCATATCGGCCCATGATGGCAATTCGACCCGCGCTTCGCGCGCGGGTCTGGTGGCAATCATGCCAAGGTGGGGTAAACCAAAATGAAACCAGATCATTTATTCAAAAGCTATAGTGGGGAGTTGCACGATACCCGTGACCCGCAATGGTCCTCCAAGCCGCTTCGTGCGATCTACAGCCAAGGATATGGTGATATCCGCACAACGGCCGAGTACAAGGCGGTTCTCCGCCACGGTCCGCACGCTTTCCCGGGCGGATATCCGCTTTACCTGATCTGCTCGGACGGCGCCGCGCTCTGCTTTTCCTGCGGGCGGAAAGAGCTTCGCAATATCCTCGAAGCGATACGCGACAAGGATCGGTCCGGTTGGCGGGTGGTCGCGTGCGACATAAACTATGAGGACACGGACTTGTACTGCGACCATTGCTCGAAGCCGATTGAGTCAGCGTATGGGGAGGACAAGTAAATGGACCCGAACGCGGCGCTTGCTCGGTTGCGCGATCTAGCCAATGGAATTGACAAGGAAAACGATCATGGTCGCCTTGCCTACTTGGCGGAGGACATGGCCGTAGTTTTCGAAGGGCTTGATGACTGGCTATCTAATGGCGGTTTCCTTCCTGCCGAATGGAGGCGACCATGATAAACTTTTCATGGCGCCGTGTCGGTGGGATCACCTTCGTTAAACTCGGCCGGTTCTGCTTTTCTTACTGCCTGACCCGAACCTATCGGCCATTGGAGGGCTGAACAATGTGGTGCAAAACATATGAACAAGCGAAAGCGCAAGCTTTTGCTAACGCCAAACAATCCGGCGTGCCTTGGGTGGTTTTTATGGACACATCAGGTAATTGGCGTTGTGAACGTTTGTCCGGTGCTCCTGAACAAATTAGTTTCATCTGTGAACCTGATGGACTTGGAGCGGAGAGCTGAGCATGGAAAAATATGTGATCGAGTGCGAAGGCGAACCACCCGTTTATCGGGTGGTTCTTGTGGTGCGGACCGTGCAATCCGCCCATCAGACACTTGATGACGCGCGGCAGGAGTTGCGCGCGTTAGAGAATAGGGATCGGTGCTTGAAAATCGACCCGCGTTGGATCGCGCCGCATAAATCACCTTTGACTGACATGCTGCGCGAAATGGCGGCAAGGCAAAAGGGAAAATGACAATGGACGCTTACATCTTCCAAGCCGAGCTTTTGTGCGAAGCTTGCGCCAAGCAAGCGGAGATTGAAATTGAGTCGGGCAAGGTGCCCGATCACATGGGCGACCCGGACCAATACCCGCAAGGCCCAATCCCGCAGGGCGGTGGCGAAGCGGATAGTCCGCAGCACTGCGGGCATTGCGGAAAGTTTCTCGAAAATCCGCTGACCAAGGAAGGCGACTATTTCGTCGGCTCGCTTTTACGCGATGACGAGTGCCCTGGGGAATGGGTCAATTTTTACTCTTATCTAGACGAGGCGCCCTATGCCTAAAATTGAGGATCAGGGCCCGTCATATCCCGACATGGGATCGGCAGTCGCCAAGTATAGAAAAATTCCCAAGGATCAGTTAACGGTAGAGCAGCGCGATGCTTACTCCGCCGCGATTGTCGCCAAAATCAAATCGTTACAGCGAAGCGTAGTAATGCGCGACACTCCAAGTCACAAATGCGATTGCGCGTCGGGAACCGCTTTCAACCGTGGCGAGGATATCCATCGCGCGATAAGAGAACAGCAGGAGCGGGCTCTACTTGCTTATCCGGCGAAGGCGAGGAAAGCGCGGACCAATTACGAATGGTGGGACATGTACGAAAAAGCGATGAAGGCAAAACGAGAAATGGGGTAAATAAAAAAGAAAAAATAATTTTGATCAGAGCGGTGATCTGGTTTATGGTCGCCGCTCTTCTTTTACTTGCTAGGTGCGAAATGAAACAACCCCGAGGTTACCCCGTATCACATGGAAAGGTGCGAATATCCGTCGCCCTCTCACTGGTTACGTTCGATCGTGTCGCGCGATACGCGAAAGATCATCATATGATGTTCAGCGAAGCTGTCGAGCTTTTCTGCTCTACTAGCCTTGATCGAGCCGACGCACTCGAAGCGTCGAAACTGAGGATCAAGGAAAATGTCTGACCCGGCGAAGCTCCGCGCGGAAGCGGAAAGAGTATGGAGTGAAGCCGGCTGCCAGCACGAAAGTCATCTGACCCGGTGGCAATGGGGCGAAACCAATGGTCGATTAATTCCACAAAGGGGAAAGCTCACAATGCCCAAATCAAACTACCTGAAAGCTTTCGGCTCATATAGAAAGAACAAAAAGAGGTAGTTTTTGCGAGAACAGGCTAGGCGTACTACAAGCTGAACACTAGCGTTGACTGCGGGTGGTGTAGTCACTGGCATAGCTAGTTGCCTGTTCTCACAAAAACTACTGGAGAAACCATGAACATCATCGGCCTCGATTTCGAGACGTATTTCGACAGAGATTTTACCCTGAGAAAATTAACTACGGAAAATTATATCCGCGATCCTCGCTTTGAAATTCACGGGTGCGCCGTGAAGCAAGCGGGTGCCCCCGCTTTTTGGATGGATCGGGCCCGGTTCGAAGAGTACACGCGTCACGTTGATTGGTCGGGCACTACCGTGCTCGCCCACCATGCGCACTTTGACGGCCTTATTCTCTCTCATCACTACGGGATCAAACCGAAATTCTGGCTTGATACCTTGTCGATGGCGCGCATGATGTTGGGGAACCATGTCAAGGTGGGGCTGGAAAAACTCGCTGAGCATTTCAATCTCGCTCCTAAATCAGTTCCCTATGATCTATTCCAAGGCCATCACTGGACCGAGCTTGCGCCGGCCGTCCGATCCCAGGTTGAAATCGGCGCCTGCCACGATGTCGAGCTCACGTGGGAAATTTTCAAGCGCCTGATGACTATGGGGTTCCCGTATGAGGAACTTGATATGGTGGACCTGACTGTGAGAATGTTCACCGAACCGATGGTGATGGGCGACATTGAATTATTAGCTGAAATTTGGCAGAATGAAGCTAAGAATAAACAAGAGACACTTATTGATTTAGAGTTAGATAAGAAGATAGTTAATTCGACCGAAGGCTTCGCTGAACTCCTACGCATGGAAGGGGTTGAGCCCGATACCAAGGAAGGGAAGAATGGGACGACCTATGCCTTCTCGAAACGAGATTATTTTATGCAGGAGCTTTTAGAGTGCAACAACGATCGCTTGCGAACGCTGGCCGAAGCTCGGCTTGATCTGCGCTCTTCTCTTCTCCAAACCAGGGCGGAGCGGTGGGGCCACATGGCTACCCGTGGCCCGATGTGCGTTTACCTCAACTACTGCGGTGCCCATACAACGCGGTGGTCCGGTGGTGACAAAACTAACTTTCAGAATGCCACGCGCGTCGATCCCGACAACCCGCGAACCGCCTCACCTTTACGCAAGTCCTTGGTTGCGCCGAGGGGCTGGAAATTTGCGATCGTCGATCTTTCGCAGATTGAGCGGCGCATAACCGCGTGGCTTGCAGGGGAGTGGGAGTATCTGAAAAAGTTCGAACGCGGGGAAGATGTTTACATCGGTACTGCTTCACGGTTCTACGGCCGTGAGATCACAGTGGAAGACAAAGAAGAGAGGCAATTGGGGAAGATTGTCGAGCTTCAATGCCAGTACGGCTCGGGCGGACCGAAGATCGTAGCCACCTTGCGCAACGCTGGAATCATCATTTCGCAAGAAGAGGGCATGGCAGCGCGCGATGCGTTTCGCGCTGAGCATCCCCTCAATGTCGAGCTCTGGCGCGTGGCGGAACGATATATCGCCTTTCTCGCCAACGGCGCCGAAGCGCAATGGGGCCCGATGGCTATTAGGGACAAGCGGATATGGTTGCCGAACGGGGCTCCGCTGATCTACGAAACCTTGGAGTACCATATCCCGGCGATGACAGATGAGGCGAAGCAGCAAGCCGGCTGGCGCCTCAAGCTGCGCAACGGGTGGACCAAGCTCTATGGAGGGAAACTAGTTGAGAACGTAGTCCAAGCTCTCGCGCGCGTGGTGTTCTCAGAAGCGGTGGGCCGTAGTGTGAAGCTAGGCTACCGCCTAGTCCTTCAATCTCATGATGAGGGTGTGTTCCTGGTTCCCGATGACGGCGAAGCGGAAGCGAGCCTTGCAGAAATTCGCAACGAGTTTCGCCGCATACCTTCGTGGCTTCCCGGTATCCCGCTTGATGCGTCAGGGATATTGGGCGATCGATACGCGAAATAGAAAATAACGGAGGTTAAATTGGAACCGAAATTTAAATTAGGCGACAAGGTGCAAATCAACTATATCGATGCCATCGGTCACAGGATGTCGCTTACGGGTCTTGTTCATCGTGGACCTTTGGGAGAAAACGAGCCATACTGGTACGTCATGATCGGCGGGATCGCCGTTCTCTTTCCCGAGAAGGATATTCAAAATGCCCAAGGGTAAAGGCAAGGAAACCGTCAAGGATGTGATGCACAAATTCAAGAAGGGCAAGCTGCATTCGGGCTCCAAGAAGGGGCCGAAGGTAACGAACCCGAAACAGGGGATCGCAATTGCCTTGTCGGAAGCCGGCAAGGGTAAGGGCGGCAAGAAGGCGCGCGAGAAGCGCCTGGAAAACGTGGAGATGTGACGTGACGAAGAAAAAGTCATTCGAAGAGGATGAATCGGGCGATATGGCTGATCCCGAAGGGAACCCAGCGGACACCTCGGGGGCTCCGGTTTCGGTGGCGGACCTGCACCAGCGACTAAGCGCAATTGAGGCGATAGTTCAGAAGCTTGAGCCGCACATCGCCAAGATACTCGAAACCGTTCATCGGTTTTCGTGATCCGGGGTTTCCCCGTTGTTTGCCCCGGTAGGGATCGGCGTTCCGCCGCTACGGTGCCGATCCCCTTGCTACCCGGCGGGCTGTGGGCCTCACCCCTTGCCCCCAGCATGGCCCCGCTCGCCGGGTAGCCCTTTTACAAGACCAGATTATGAATGAAGCCGTCAAGTTTCCGCCGCATCGCGCCGCGGTGCCCAAACCACCGCCTAAGCCGATCGGAGATCAAGTCTTGTTTGCCGATCCTACCGCACCGCCGCCCGCGGCCGAACCGCCGACCCCCCGCAAAGGCCCAGGGAGGCCCAAGGGCAGCCCTAACAAGAAACCCCGGTCTGTGGCCCCCCCGGTGGCGCCTAGCGCGCCCACGGACTCCCTGGTGCAGGCCGTCGCGATGGTATGGGGTCTCAAGCCGGCGGAGCTTCGCGCGGCGGTGAAGATTGTCGAGGCGCTCGCTTCGCTGTCAAAGCGCCACCAAACCGCAGTGCTCAATCTCATGCGCGAGCTTTTGGTGTGAAGCTCCCCCCGTGGTCGTATTCATACCTGAGTACCGCGGACATCTGCCCGCATCAATTCCTGCACAAATACGTGCTCCGCGACATTGAGCGGGTCGAGAGCCAAGCCCAGAAGGACGGGATCGCCGTGCACGAAGCACTGGCGCGCCGGCTGAGCAAGAAGACGCCGCTGCCGGCGGAGTATGGGTCCATCGAACCTCTGGTAAGGGATTGCGAGGTTCCCGGGCTCGACCTGCAAACAGAGCTCAAGCTTGGCGTGCGGGTCGATCGGTCACCGTGCGACTTTTTTGCCAAGGATGTTTGGGGCCGCGGGGTTATCGACGTTGTGATGATGCGGAGCGACAACACGGCGCTTCTAATCGACTGGAAAAATGGCAAGGTGCGCGAAGACCCGTTCGAGCTCAAGGTCCAAGCCTGTCTGCTCAAGGCCAAATATCCGCAGCTGGAAAAGATCACCGGTTTCTACATTTGGCTCAAGACCCTTGAGATCGGGAAGCAATATGACCTATCCGATACCGACGCGCACTGGAGCGCGATCATCGATCGGATCATTGATATTGTACGCTACCAGCAGTTAGATAACTGGCCGAAGATAGCCGGTCCGCTTTGCGGGTGGTGCGAGGTAAAAAGTTGTGAGCACTACCGAGAGCGCCGATGAAATATCTTCGCGTAGTTCTCAAAGGCGAGCCGCGCATGTGGTTCGACTATCCCATTCCCAACGGGACAACATTCGCCAATCTGATCATGATGATCCGTGCCGGGGGTTTTTTCGCGACACCCGCCGTTTATGTCCCGATCGAGCAAATTCATCATATGATGGAAATCGAGCTTACCTCTGGCGAACAGCCGGCGGCGCCAAGGTTCATGCAATGACTCCCGAAGGCAAGATTAAGAAAGAGATAGTTAAATATCTGGAGTCGATCGGCGCTTACGTTTTCTGCCCGGTGCAATCGGGTAGGGGGAAAACGACGCTCGATATCATCGTCTGCCTACGCGGGCGCTTCATTAGTATTGAGGTGAAGGTCCCTGGTAAGTACCCGACCGAGCGGCAAAAACTGGTGATGGACAAAATAACTGAGGCCGGCGGCTTTGCGATGGTAGCGCGCTCTGTTGATGATGTGAGAAGCATTGGCTAAGAAAATGCCGAGGATTAGAGTTCTGTTTGCTAGGTACGACCTTTGGATCGGCGCATATTGGGATCGTCGCCATCGGAGACTTTACCTCTTGCCGGTGCCATGCTTTGGTATCGTCATTCAGTTTACGTAACCCGCATGGGAATAACCGCAGGAGTCAAACCAATGACTGATGGACAACCTTTCTCCCCGCAATTCCTCGCCTGCCTCCCTTTCACCCTCGCGCAAGAATGCCCGCACCCTAACGAGTGGAGCAATCCACGAAACTTTTCCAATGACGCGCACGATCCCGGCGGCGAAACCATGTGCGGGATCATTCAGCGCGAATATACCGCCTGGAGGAAATCCAACGGCTTGCCTTCGCGTGACGTGCGCTATCTGACGCAAGCCGAAGGCTACGCAATCTATTGGCGCAACTACTGGTATCCCGAATGCCCGAAGCTTCCCCCGGGCCTTGATCTCGCGTTCTTCGACGCCGCGGTGAATGAAGGCGGTCACGAGGCAATCCTTCTTCTACAATTCATTTTGCGGATCAATCGCGACGGCGATTGGGGGCCGGAAACCGAGGCGCATGTTGCAGCGATCACCGATCCGGCCGGCATGGTGCAAGCGTTCACCAAACACCGCGAAGACGTTTACCGCATGTTCAAAGGCTTCCGCTATTTCGGCCGCGATTGGGAGCGGCGCTCAGCGGAGATCGGCGCGGAAGCATTGAGGATGACAAAGAGCACGCCGGCGGCGCCGACGCTTGTTGCGGCTGAGCGTCCAACCACACTTGCTGAAATGCCTTCCTACAAGCCGGAAAATTGGGAGCAAGGCCAACCGCTTGTTGGGCCGGGAAAACTTTAATTCCAAGTGTGGCGTAATTAACACAGTCTTTTGGTCTATAGCTTCCCCCGCGGCAATCCCGCCGCATGTGGGGGAATTAACAAATGAAAGCCGTGATTAGAGCGATCGTCCTGGCGGCGCTCGCCGGGCTGTTTCTGCGCGGTGTAAGCTACGGCGCCGATCTCAAGGCTCCGGTTCTCAAGGCCCCTCCGGGCTACCCGGTGGGTTGCGGGCTCTTCTACGGGCTCGATACGCAAGGTGCGGCCGGCACTGTTCAGGGTAACGTGCCAGTCGGGACGACTACACTCAACGCCGATGTGGGTGTGGTCGTGGGCTACACTTGTCCAATGGGAGTCGGCTCTGGCTGGTTTGTCGAGGGCGATTTCAATTGGACCAACGTCAACGGCAACTCGACCGGGTTCAGCTTCAACGGGCCCGCGCATTTCGAGCAGCGGTTCGCCTTCTTTGGCGGCCTTGACCAAATTCTCTCGGCTTTTCCGACGATTAGTGGTAGCCTTGCACTGCCAAGCGTACCGGCGTGCCCGACCACTGTGACCTGCGGGCCGTCAATGCTCTACCTCTTTGGATCAACGCATGAGCAAGATATCTCGGTCAATTTCAACGGTCTTGCCGCCAATCGGGAATGGGCCTTCTCCCCGGGGATCGGGCTCGGATATCTCTCTCGGTGGTCAAACGGCGTCATGTCCGACGTGTTTGCAGAGTGGCAGATGAAGGCTAATCAAATCTGTGTCGGGCCGTTCCACTGTGCCACTACCGGCAACATGGCGCGAGTAGGGTTCTCGCTGAAATACTGAATGATCGACAAAGAAAAAATCCTAGATGCAATTGACGAAGCATTTCTTGACGAAATCAAGAAATGCTTCGGCATCTATGTGATTGACTCTATTAACGAAGATAGTCGAGGAGAGTGCTACGCTGCGCAACATTTCGAACGTGCGGTGAAGCTTGCTAGCCTTCGATTAGCTGAGGCCCGGGGTATAATAAAGAAAATGGGGGACAAGGAATGAAGACGTTTTGGGATGTGCTGGCGATTGATCCCACAAGCCTAGTTGCCGGCTTCGCCGGGGGACTCGTCAAGGCCCTCTTGACCACCAAGCCGAACCCATGGACCGTCGTAAGCTCGGTGGTAATCGGGGCCCTGACAGCGAATTACCTTAGTCCTTTCGCCGCTGCCAAACTTGGAACATCTGGGGGTGCTACCCCCTTTTTGATGGGGCTTGGTGCGATGTGGATCACGCAAGCCCTGATCGGGTTCTTCCAGAAATGGCAACCATTAGGAAACGGCAATGACAGCAAACCAGCTTGAATTGGTCAATTTCGTCGCTTGCGTTACCGCGGCCCTGTCGGCAATCTATCTCGGTCAAATGCTGCTTTTGACCAAGGACGATCCGCCGATCTGGGTACACATTCAGCGCGTTATGCTTGCGCTCATGGCAGTCATGTTCATGCTTAACTCAATCGCGCCCACCATCGAAGACCGGCCACCGTCGCCGCTCAAGACCGGGATGATCGCGGTCATTGCGGTCTGGTTCATTCTGCGAGCGTTCATGAGGCATAGGGGTGTCAAAAGCTTCGCCTAAGAAGACCAAGGAAGAAACAAACTACCGCACCGGCAACTCGCGCCGGCGCTGTGGCATTTGCACGATGTTTGTCAAGCCTGACGGCTGCACTGCCGTGTCCGGCATCATTCGCCCTTTTGGTGATTGCGACCTGTACGAACGGGATCGGGAAAAAGTGCTTGAAAATAAACCGATATGATTGCGCCAAGGACGGGCAACTACCCCTACGCCGATCATTGTGACCGAGAAGGTGCAATCCAGCTGGCGGCCAATATCACGGCTTATTGGCACGAGCGCGGTTACCAACAAGTCGAGGTTCAAGTTGTGCCGTTGATCGATCCCCGGGGGTCCTACTGGTGCATTCGTTCCAACCTGCTGCGAGGGCTGCCGCCATGAGCGTGAAATCTGATCTCGCTTGGTTCATCGTTGCCGCGCTGGTCTTCGTGCTCGCGCTAGTTTTGATATTCATGGTCCTTATCGCGCACGCTTCTGCCGGGGACCCGCGGCTGTGGAATTGCAAGGACCCGGTGATTTGCGCGTGGTATCCCAAGGTGAAGGAACCCGATACCGGCAAGTCATGCTGCGGCGAAGGGGACGCATTCGAGGCTGATGATTTCGAAATTGAGGGCGATCATTATATTGCGGTAATTACCGATGGAAAAGGCTATATTGCCAACGGGACAAGAATTGTTGTACCAAATTCGAAAATCCAACCCCTTCCGTTAAATCCGACCGGTCACGGAATTATTTTCCTCAATGGCTCCACCCGACAAGCCATCTGCTACTGCCCACCCGCCGGGGTTTAAACCGGGTTTTAAACCCTACGATTTTCCGCGAAACCCGGAAATCGAGCATCCGACGCTCGCCCAGCGTCATATGGTGCGGTTCCAAGTCTTGAACCGCCGGGCCTTCAATCTGTCCGACATGGGCACGATGAAAACCCTCGCCACCTTATGGGCGGCGGATTGGCTCATGCAGAGCGTGGCCCCGCTTCCTATGCGGGCGATCATCGCCACTACTCTAAGCACCACCGAAGAGATTTGGGCGCAAGCCGTGTTCAAGAATTTCTTCGGCCGGCGCACGTTTGCGATCCTTCACGGAAGCGAAGAGAAAAGGATCAAGGAGCTCGCCAAGCCAGTCGACTTTTACATCATCAACTATGACGGCGTGAAAGTGGGGGCGAAATTCGTCGATCAGCTGCGAGCAGATGGAACTCCGCGGGGATTTCGTAAACTAATTCTCAGCGGCTTCGCCTTGGAGCTTCAGAAGAGAAAAGATATTCAGATTGTCATCATCGACGAGGCGAGTGCGTATAAGGCAGCGAATAGAAATCGGCACAAGGTTTTTACCCGGATTTTCGAAGACCGGGCTTACATGTGGGCCTTGACTGGCACTCCAACACCAAACGGCCCACCGGACGCCTATGGGATCGCCAAGCTTTTAGGGAAACATAATGGCGAGACGTTCACCAGTTTCCACAACCGCACGATGCAACAGGTCTCGCAATACAAGTGGGAACCGCGCGCCGATGGCTACGATGCCGCCCGAGCCCTTCTACAGCCAGCTATCCGGTTCGATATCAAAGACATCTGGGATGGTCCGCCGTGCACGACCCAGCGCCGGCAAATCGAGCTCACGTCCGAGCAGTGTAAAATGATCCAAGATTTAAAAACTGATTTCGTCACTTACGTCCGTACCACCCGGGATGCGGTCACGATCGTGGCGGAAAATGCTGCCGCTGTGCGAATTAAGGTTTTGCAGGTTTCGCTAGGCGCGATTTATGACCAGGATCACAAGGCGCATCGGCTCGATAATTCACCCCGATACCAGGAGTTAATTCAGGTCATTGAAAACACACGGCAAAAGATTTTAATCTTTTCCCCCTTTACAAGCGTGGTCGATTTTTTGTATGAAAATCTCCGAAAAGGTTATTCGGTCGAAAAGGTGACTGGTGCCACAACCCCCAAAAATCGATCGCTTATTTTCCGCGCATTTCAAAATGCCGTGGACCCGCGAATTATCGTTGCTGATCCCGGCGTCATGGCACACGGCGTTGAGCTTTTCGCTGCTTCCGCGTCCATCTGGTACGGCCCGACTGATAAGAATGAGCTCTACGAGCAAGCCAACAAGCGCGCGCACCGGCCCGGGCAGAAACACCCCGTCACCGTGGTTCAATTCGTCGCCACGCGGATCGAGCGCGAGATTTTCGACCGATTAGAGAAGAAACAAAACCTGCAAGGGCTCATGCTGCGAGCCGTTAGGGAGGATTGGGCGTGGATATAGTCCTACATAGTGACACGGTTCGATCTATTGCGAAAATAATGATACTACACTCTTCTCGTTTCAGGGAGATCGATGGAGAAGAGGCGCTTATTCAAATGGCCGAAGCTTTGTTAACTGCTGTTAAGGAATTAACAAATGACAACAAATGAAATCCCCGATGGGGAAATGATCAAAAAGTACCTCGCGCTTCGCGCTACCCGGCAGGCGATTGAAGCCAAGCACGCAGAAGAGATCAAGCCCTACTCCGATGCGATGGAGCTAATTTCCAATCTGATGCTTGGCCGGCTCAACGAACGAAACGCCAAGAATACGGCGACACCCGAGGGGACAGCGTACAAGTCGCAAGTGCTCAAACCGAAGGTGATCGACCGCAATAAGTTCATCGCCTTCGTGATCGACCAGTGGGACCAGTGGGGCGACATGATGATGGTCAACGCCCAGGTGGACGCCGTAAAGCGTTTCCTCGAAAAGTACGAAAACGATGAAACCCCGACGCCGATCCCCGGCGTCGATATAGACTACATCGTCCGATGCAACATCAAACGGAGCTAACAATGACCTACCAAGTGCCTGACCACATCGCCAGCCGTAATCGACGTGGGATCGCAGACCAAGCCAGCACCGGCATTGGCACTGGAATGCCGCCCTATATCTCGATTAGGTCAAACCGGTTTACCTTGTTCGACGCCGCCGGCAACTCGCGCCCGGTGGAAACCTACGATCCGCAATTGGGCCCGATCCTCGATTGCATCGTGGTCGATGCCAACCAGAAAGTGTCGAAAATCTACTACGCAGAAGCGTGGGACCCGGAAAACCCCGCGCCGCCGGATTGCTGGTCCGACAACGGGATTGCCCCGTCGATCAGTGCCGCATCACCACAATGGCAAACCTGCGAGGCTTGCCCGCATAACAAGTGGGGCTCCGCCGTATCGGCATTGAGCGGTGCCAAGATCAAGGCGTGCGACGATTATAAAAAGTTTGCGATCTTTCTCCCCTCCCTGCCGGATATGCTGTTCCAGCTGCGCGTTCCGCCAGCGAGCCTGAAGGGGCTGAAAAAGTACATGGAGCAATTCAAGGGGCAGAATTTCGACCTGCCCGATGTCTATACCCGGGTTCGCTTCGACCTGAGCGCCAACGGAATACTGGTGTTCGAACCCTCCCCGCTCGGCTTTGTCTCTGCCGACATTGTAACAAAATGTGATCAGATCGATCAGACCAAGCTCGACAACCTCGTGGGTCGCAGCGACACCCCGATCCGTGACGCCCTGCCAGCGCCCGCAGCAGCCCCGCAGATCGAGCAAAAGCCGGCGCCCGCACCAGCCCAGCCAGCGCCGGCGTTTGGCGCGCCAGCGCCCGCCCCTGCCCCAGCGGCGCCGCCCGCAGCACCATTCGGGGTTCCCCAGCAAGCGCCTGCGGCTCCCCGCGGTCGCGGGCGACCGCGCAAGGTGGCGAATGCCGTACCAACTGCACCGAGCCCGCAGGCGCCGCCGGCAACGTTCGGCGCGGCGCCCGCGGCGATATTTGGCACGACACCACAACCTGGGGCGGGCGCGGCCCCGTTCGCGCAAGCGGCTCCGCAGCTGCCACAATCGAACGCACCCGGCGGAACCCCGCCCTCGGCAAATCCTGAATTGGAAAAGGCACTTGCCAGCGCGTTCGGGCTGCCGACGCACTAAGGTCTAGACGAGTCGCGCAAGCTGGTGTCTGATATGCGGCTCGGCCACCGGCTTGCGCACAATCAAAAACAACGGGGCTCGGCATGGTTACAGCCGCGGAATTTCTGCGCCATATTTTGCCGCCTGAAGGGACCGGATACTATGTCTCGACCGTATTCAACGAAAAGCGAGTCACCAACAATTTCTTCCATACAATCGAAGCTCTGTCGGATAGCATTC